CAGATCATCCACTTCGGTTTTAGTCATACCGGTAGTTTTCTGGACGTCAGACATACTCTCAGACATTTTACCGTTAAAATCTATAACCTGTTGCAGTTGAAAAACCACACCAGTAAGCATAGCAATTACACCTAACCCAATGGCGGAGTATTTATTAAAACCATCGGCAACTCTAGAAAGGGATGATCCAGTAGCACGAGCAGACCCACGCAATTCACGCATACGAGTATCTACCGCTTTAAGACGCGCCTCTAACGCAACATATTGCGCACTGCCTGGCGTCATGTTATCCATGGTTAGTTTTAACTTACGGGACTCGGCTCGCAACTGCCGCATGGTAAGAGAAGTGATCCCTATTTCTTTGCGCAGCTGTGACATGCGCGACTCATTTTCTTTAAGCTTTAAATTGTTGTCGGTAATGACCTGGGACCACTTCTTATATTCGGCAGTTCCTTTTTTACCTTCTTTTTCTAGGCGGGATTTTTCAATACGCGCCTGCTTTGTAGATGCAGACAGCTCTTTAGTAGTGCGCTCTAGCTTGTGCAGCTCCTGCTGGGCGTCGTCACCATTAAGGACGTACTTAAACCTAAATTCTTCTGAGGTGATCTTACCGGCCATAAACTGCGCTGTTTAAGATCAATATTACCGCCAGAAAAGCGGTAACGTTGTAACATGGTAGGCGGTTAGAATGAAAAAAATCCCGCTGCATGATGCAGCGGGATTTAAACAACCAACCTTGTAATGAAAAAATTTACACTTCAAATATAGACATATATGTCTAATAATTAAAGAGCTGTTACAAAATTTCCATTTAATTTATGAGTTGCGTATTGCTCCTCGTCCACTAGGACTAGGATATCCTTCTCTAGATCCACGGCCCACAAAGCACCGTTATCTACCTCTATACCTTCTAAAGATACGAGGTCACAGGTATTGCGATAAAACCCCATGATTATAGGAATAAACGAATGAAGCAGTCCAACTGATTTACGGTAAAGATATGCAGCAGCTTATTACCATCGGGAGACTCTACGCTCACAGCTGGTTCACTGGTTAGATCATCATCTTCATCTGTAGTTACAAAGATTTTGAAGTCATGCTTCATGTTCATCTCGTAAAAACCGTCATGCTCATCGGCAGTGAGATCATCCATTTTCATGAATGGTCTGGCCTTAATGTGAGCCATGGTTATTTTAGGACCTGCTTTTTCCAATTCCATGGAATCAGCCATTGAGGTTGTAAAAAACCCAAATTGCACGTTGTCATCAGCTGCCGCTGGTTTTTTAATGTTCGACATAACGAATAATTTAAAACGGCCAGGTAAGGTGTGTCGAACACCAATTCATGAGAATAGTATTTTGGCAATGCATTTCTGCGAAAGCTCACCTGCTGGCCTAAGATTTTAAATGGATTCATACTATTCAATTATAATCACTGATATTCGACAGAACGAAAATACCAACAAAAAAGCCGTTCTTCCAAAAAAAACGGCTAAAATATTACAAATCAACCATATATAGACAAATATGGCGTTTTAATTTATTTAAATAGACAGATGTGACTATGCGTTTGCATTACATCCCTCCTAGTAACTGAGATAGCTCATAACATTCCTTTAAAGCTACCTTATCCCCACGAGATAAAGTAATGTCATCGATATATTGTCTGCCATTAAACCTAACCACTATTTTTTTGTCTAAATTTTTAGAAATTCTTTCTAAAAATTCAGCCGCTTCATAAGGAGGATAAGTAACTACTTCATATATACCCCCACCAGACACATCAGTAATATTATCTTCATCATAACTATTGACGACAGAACTATCAAATCTAATGTCGCCTATCATAATTGAAAAAGATTCATGAAACAACCAGTCGTTATTGTAATAATTACTACGAAGCCAGGCATAACCGCTTGAATTAACACCACTGGTCAACGTTTTTCTTTTTGGCCAATAGCTCCCCCACCTTTTATGACTATAAAAAACGACATCATTGAACTTATCTTCTTTATAATTAAATTTACGCTTCAGAACAGATAACCTGCGTAAATTATTTTCTTTAACCTTAGCTATGCTGTCTCTCTGAATTCCCTTCAAAACCAAAGTTTCTGACTTAAATATGCTATCAAAAGCAATAACCGAAGCAATAGCAGCATTAGGATTTTCATTGTATTTTATTATGAAATCTTTTATGACGCTATCCATGTCTGATTGATACAATGCCGTTCCATTCATACGAGCAGTAAGCATTTGAGTGTTTATTTTAGTCAGTTTTGATATCTGATCATCATAAATAGAGTCACTCTCTTGTTCATAAGAATCTCCTGACTTTACCGGGCCTTTACAATTAAACGAAGTCAGAAGTACTAGCAGGATAACAATCTTAATGAAAATTTTCATAGGTGGTTTTTAAGAAAACAAATGTAAATAATTCTTAGTTAAATAAAAAAGGACACTCTTATGAGTGTCCTTTATATAATCAATTTAACAAATCAAGCGGTTGCAAATAGCTTGTACTGGTTAGCATGTGATATCAGATCACATCTTGCAACAATCGATACAGGTCGGTTGTTAAAACCCGGTGATCATCATCACCTGCCATAGCGGTAGATAGGTATGCGTCATACATATCGTTTAACAATTGGGCTGCGTTATCGCGCCCCATTGCATTGTGTAGCTCCTGCTGGAGCTTGCTTAACTTTTTGCTCATAATATATTGTTTTAGTTAGTTTAAGTAGAAAAGGTAAGCAATTACCTACATATTAAGATCCACACCCGCTAGATGCTCCCGCATGGCGGCCGTATAACCAAAGGATAGTTCCTGTATCATAAAAGTAGCGTGGCTGTATAATCGTGCGTTATGGATAGGGTATGCTTTTTTTCTTATGCGCTCACCATCTTTAAGCGTGCGGCTTTTCATATCTATAAAACGATGTGCGCCCAGGTGGGTGTAGGTAAGACTAGTCGCTGTGGCGTCTAGGCGACGCTCACTAAACAAATGGCTGGTAGAAAAGCCCGCGGCGCGCATGACGGCCGTCTGGCGACGATGAAACTCGCGCGACTGCGACTGGAATAGATCTAATGTAAACCTGTCCCTTAAAATACTATCGCTAATCTGTGTCCCAGCCATCTTTAAATCTAATAAAATCTAAGGTGTACAACACCTCTAACTTGCGTCCTAGAGTAACCTCCCTATTTCTAAGCTTCCAGACGTTAGCATCACTCTCGTTGAGCTCGCGGCCTATACCTCTTTTATTAATTTGCTTTGCAAATAATTTATCTATATGTTCTATGTCCATAGCCTATTCTAAATCTAAAAGAGCTTTTTGAATCTTATCTTTTGACACTTCTAAAAGATCTATATCCACAGAATGATATATAAAAGGATGATCATTCATTTCTTTAATTTCGTTTTTTAAATATTCCTCAACTTCTTCATGAGTCATAACACAATAGCAATGATTAAATGAATTACCTCTTAAACCTGTAGACCTATTGTCTTCTGGAAAAAGATTAAGATCTTTAGCTTTAGCTAAGACATCAAGCAGTTTAGAGTTTATTTTTTTACGACCAGAGTTTTCCATAATAAAGTTTATATCCAAATATAACCATTTTGGATATATTAAAGACTGGATTTAATACCGAATTGCAACATCCAACCGTTACAACCTGCCTGAGCATTAACCGGGCGTATGCCGTAATTAGCGTAATCTATAAAAGACAACAATTCATGACAACCACTATCGGCATCATTAAATATGGTGCGTCCTAGCTCTATTGCTAGTAACTGGGTGGTCTCAAAAGTGCCTATATACTTCTCGTGCCCCTCTTTATAGATAGTTTTATCTACAAGTATAAAATCTAGCGTCGTCTGGTTGCGTAGATTATCTTGTGAACTGCCCGATGCAGCAGCCTCAGGAATTACTAAAAACAGTAAGGTGTTCTGACTGTTATTAATAGAATTAAGACCGCGAGATATCTCGCTTTCATCCAAAACAGTTCCAAAATAATTAATCCCATCAATACGCTCTTTAAGCGATTCTCCATACACTCGTAAATCACTTAATAAAATCATGAGTTCTTTTTATTACGTGCGATATCATCTAGCTCGCGCTTTTTCATATCGTACATTCTTATGATAACATCCCACATAGGCGTATCATTTACCTTATCACGATCGCCAAACTCACCGCTCTCGGCTAGTGCAAAGGTTAAGCTAAGCATTCCTAGTCCAGGAATATCAGACTTAAACCCATCTAAAGATGAAGACTCCTTAAATATTATAGACAAGTCTAGTTCCTTGTCTTCACGATAGATCTTAGAGGTGCTGAGATACTTTTGAAACGATCCGAAATATAGCCAGAAACCGTATAAATAACCGTAGTCTAACCGCTCAAAGCCCTTAAGGTGCTTTTTACGATCGTTAGGGATGTATGGAGAAAGCTTTCGCGAAAGCAAACTTTTTTCACGAAACAAAGAAGCTACCAGCAACTGTAAATCATGCGCATTATGAGATCCATTAAATTCGGCAAAGGCATCTAATGCATCCACATACTGCCCCCAAGTAATGTTGTCAAACAAGTCTTTAGGCCCTACATATTTAGAGAGACCTGGGCGCAGCCATAAAAATGGGTTTTCTTGAAAATCTAGAATAGGTGACAGTTTACCGTCTACTTCTTCAAAAAAAGAACGGCACAGCTGCGACAGCTGCGCAATATTCTCCAGTATCTCCTGATCTACTGCGGTAACTTTAACATCTAGCAAAACTAGAAGCATAGAAGACAGAAGTTCCTCATAAGAAGTGTCAGAGACGTTGTAATTCCATAAACAACGACTTACATCCCTAGCCTGCGCGCGCGTGCATTCTCCTAAAGTTTCTGGAAGGTATGCTTTACGGCCATTTTCAAACTCTATTAAATTCATATACGATATGGTTTAGCCGTTTCTTTATCGATGCGTAAATCGCAATCCATGAGCTCAAACAAATACTTTTTATTTAAATACGTAGCCAGTTCTTTAACTGTTTTAATCTCTTTAGAAATAAACTTGCTGCGACGCCCGATATCGTGAAAATCCAAGATAGCTTTATTTATCTCTTTAATGATTTCAACACGCTTGTTATTGCGTAGCCTAGCACCTTCGGCTAACTTTTGAGCAAAATAATCGGCATCTTTAAGAGGTGCAGTAATCGGTTTAGGCTTGCTGAAAATGGCGAAAATAGATTTAAAGAAATGTGCTAAAAGAATTTTAATTGATTGCATGCGGGATCGTTTATTAGTTTTATTCATCATTATAAGTCTACGTATTTATCTGTGTTGTCTGGCTCTTTAAAAACAGGTGCGTGCACCACTGGTGTAGCGGTGAGCTTATGATATTCATGGTCTATATCTGACAGCACACGATCTAAATCACTACTAAAAACCTGTGCCGTGGCCTGTATCGATAGATCTAGTGGTGTCATACGAGCTGACACATTATTACGGTCACCTCGCGATGACTGTAAAATCCCCTCAGGAAACATAGTGACCCGTAATCTTCTAAGACCCCATATTAGACCACCGTACACACAGGCCTCTTGAGCTTTTTTAAGTAAATCACTGTATTTATCATCTACTGGTAGGCCTGACTGTATAGCAGCGGCTATCTCACTATAAATAACAGGTAAACGACTCGCTATATGACTTTCCTGTGCGTCTAATATACCTGGCGCAATTCTTAGGAGCAGTAATCTATTTCCCTCAGGATAATACCGCTGTAAAACATCGGTAGAGCTAACCCATGAGGAGTGCATGGCGTTATAATTATCACTTTCTCTCCACAATGGATCTAGATCAATCAGCTTTAAGAGCTCATCCTGTACTTTGTAATATTTACGCTCGCGCTGCTCATTGTCACGATCTAGCATCCATTCAAAGGCTTGCTTCTCATTTGCATCAGTGCGCATCTTACGGCCATTAGGCGTGTGAGCAATATCACTGTTAGGGGCAGCCTGAGAATATGCGTCTAATGCAATTGCATATTGTAGCATCTCTAGGAGCTCATCTAGGTAATCAATAGAGGGTATAAACAAAGTTTCAGACTCGGGATCTAAAATCTCTGGTTCTGGTTCTGGTTCAGGAACAACAGGATCTATATCTACCACGGGATCTTCAACCACAAACCTATTGAGGTAATGCACCTGTGCCTGTGTATATACGCCTAAACCTACTAAATCGATAATACTGCGTGTAGCCGCCTTAATCTCAAATTTAATTTTATTATAGTCAAATCCCTCGTACACAAAACCTAATGTGTCCGCAAATTCCTCGCTGCCTTTATTGTCGTGATTAAATAGTAGATTCATGCTTTCTGTTATCCATTTTTCTAAAACGTACACACAAAATCGAGTTGTAAACACTCATAATTTGGAGTTGTTGAACTAAAAGAAATCTTTCGTTCTTTTTAAGTTTTGAAAACTTTTTACTGGTAATAAAGTTTCTTAGATCACCTATTTTTATATTCAACTCGTGACTATCTATTTTCAACTGCTGTAATGCGTCCATATTAAAATTGATTAGTTATTTATATTACGATCTGCTGGGGCCTTTTCCTCCTCACGCTTCATGTGCACCCTATGGAATCCCATACGGCATTTTTTTTCTGGCCAGTTAATTTTTATAGCGTGATTAACCGCGGTAAATAGGATCACTTCCTCCATATCTACACCTGTAGCCATGTGGTTGTTAATGGCGTAATTAAGTGTTGAGCCACTGTTAGCACGGTTATTTGAATCGACATTAGCAAGAGCAGGATTAATATTAATTCCTGATGCTACCGCAAAATCTGATCGTTCTGAGATAGCAATCTGAGCCTCTACAAATTCTTTAATGTTAGAATCAATCTTATCTATTTTCCAACCGTATTCAATAAGTTTCACATTCTCAGCATCGTAGAAGTATTCAGTATGAAGGAACTTACCGGTATTTTCAATACCCGAAAGCACCTTAGTGATCGATCGTAACAAATTCTTTTTATATTCGGCTAAAACACTCAAATCGTATGGCCGCCCCATTTCTTTGTACCGCTTCTCAAGCATGGTCGCTTTCATATCCCAATATTTCTGTGGAGATTGAATGTGGTATTTGGCAGCCACACCATTTTTACTTAGTGCTTCAAAAAGAACAGGGATATCATTACTAATAGATAACCACGATAGCACTCCTAAAATGTCTGGTACCGCATAAATGTCCTGACAGAAACTATATAAAGAGCTATACAACACTGATCGTACTGGTTTGACATTATAGGGGTCAAATACAGGATAAGCTTTCCAATCGAAATATTTATTGTAACTCTTGCCAAAAGGACGTGTAGAGATAACAGCGTGTGTGGCTATGTCTTCATACTCTCTATCCTTATCAGTAGCTAACCTGGTCTTGGCTGGATTACAATGCTGAAGCTCGTTGATATAAGGCCTAGCATCTGTGCCTACAGTAGGAATGAACTTAGTAAAAAAGCCCTCCATATAATTGAGGTCAGTGCTGCACTGCATGAAGTAATTCTTAAAGTCCCAAGACTCTAGCCACACCATAACCTCAGGATCATCCACACACTCTACATGAGGCATACCATCCTTAAACGTAGTAGCATGTAAATATGGCCCTTTAGACCATAGCATCTGTACTTTCTTCTTGAGCATACCAGGTGCAGCGTTATTATTCTTAACGATATCTCTAATAAGAATAGGTAGGTTGTCCTCAGTACCCATAGGGAAAACCCTAAGATCTCCTAACTGCTGGAGAGAAACATCCCAGTCTAACAGACTTGCTTTAGGCCTATGCTCAGATAGGTCTCTAGGGTTCTCTAACACTTGAAAGGCAACGCCTATGTCGCCGTCATCTATGACCGCATTTCTACCTAAAGGGGTATATCGCATATCTTAACATCATTAAGTTTTAAAAGCAATGGTGCATAAAACCACCGATTACCTTTCTTATCCAAATCTTTATATCCGATAAGCACACTGGACTTACCCGACTTGTCTGCACCCATACCAGGACGCAGCAACGCACGCTGCACCACCTTAACCCCTGCACTACTACATCGGGTGGCATCATGACTTAAGAACTCAATCTTAAATGCCACGCCAGCGGCTGTAAAAGCTCGGGCTTTCTTTAATGCTGCATTAGTTTTACGCATAAACAATAATACACCTGTAAGCGTGCCCTAGCTGTAACATGGTGAACCCACTCCCATAGGTTGCGGGTACGTATATAGGTTGGTTTTGAGCGCTAGATCTAACTGTATGTGCATGAGCTACTTATAAATATTGAGTAAACTAACGCAAGTGCCTGTATATCAATGTATTATCATATTTCTGCAAATTAAAGGGATTTTGAGCACGAACAAGGAACTAAGTGGGCTGGGGTCAATCGTCTTATGATCAAAATTGAAATTTCAATTTTGATCATAAACCGTTGACGTTTTGATTTTTAAAGGTTTTATAGTTTAAATAACATACCTAAACAGGTGGTTTTTTCGATGAAAGACATAAAAAACAGGTGTTCAACACTCAAATAATCGCCTTAAACCTGTCCTAATTGGTTAGTTTTCGTTATCTTTAAGTATTATTAATTAAATAATCACTCATTATGGAGACAGTAAAAACGCAGAAAGCGACTGCAAAATCCCACGCTAAAAAAACGACAACGGCAACCGCTACAAAATCCGAAGCTGCAAAAGCAAAAGATCAAGTAAGAGCCATCTTTAGCCCGACGGCTGAAAGTCGTATTAAAAAGATTGAGAACTTTCAAAAACTAGCCGAGAGACACGGGCTGCTCACAGCAAAACGAGACGAGTTAGAAAGTTACCAGGTATCTAGTGACGACCTTAACGAAAAGGTGTCTATCGTTAACGGTAGCGTGTCCTTTGTAGTCTCTAATTCTAGCGTTATTAATAAGGTTAAAGACCTTATTAATGCTGAACTAGAGCGACTGATCGAGGTAAGCGAGCAAGAAATCGTAACCTACGACATTTAATTTTTAACTAAAAAACCCTATCCACGGCAATGGATAGGGTTAATAATTCAAATACAAATCTTATGACAAAGACTCAGCACAAAACTACACTTTTAGAAAGTGAAGTACAAAGAATTTTAAGCCTTAAAGGTTTTTCAGCTTCATTTTATAAAGCTGCATTTTTAGAATTCAGAAAAGAAACCCGCAAGGAATTTAATCAGGCGGTTGCAATCGCTGAACTTTTTATTAATCAGGAAGATCCGGCGCAGTCTGATTTTGCAACCTATACCTTTTAATCATGAAAAATCATCTATACAGCGAGTGGGATTATTTAACCGTTGGTTCAATCGGGTTTCACCAGTTAGGGCAGCCGTTTGCATTTGAAAAAATGAAAGTAGAACGATCGGTTCTCTTAAAACTCATCAATTTTGACCCTCAATTTAAGGTGCCTGAAAATTTACAGAGCGTTTGTAATTTTTCGGTAAAGAAATTTAATCACGATTTTGGAACTTATGAAGAAATCGTACTCAATTTTAAAAGTGATTATATCGATATTCAAGGCATCGAGGACGATAGCGAGAATTCTTTATATTTTCAATTTTGGGATTTTGTGGACGGTGTGGAAAACCTAGATCTAGAAGCGGCTAAATACTTAGAGCAGTGCTACACGCTGTATTTAAAGCGTCACGCCATGCTTATAGTTCTAAACAACGAAGAACGCGCTAAAACGGCTTAAAATAAGCCCTAAAAAAAATTCCCTCACGAAAACGTGAGGGAAATTTTACGATCCTATCACGCTAGGATCAGACAGGACAAACTCTCGCGAGTTTAGCACGGTTTGCCAGCTGGGGCGACAAAATAAGTACTTACCAGCGTCACTAAAGTTTGTAGAGTAGCGCACGAGATTCATTCCTTTTAAGGTTTTCTCGTTGCGCTTGTCTTTTCCTATATAATTAGTGCCGTCTTTTGTTTTTTTCATCTCTGTCTTAGCCGACTGGCAGGAGCTAACAAAATTCTGACACTGATGTTTTGCGATACGCAGCAGCGGCAGCTTCTTGCTGTACTCTCCTTGAAATCGTTTCATAAATAAATGCTCCTCGTCCTGACCGATGGTAGCCTGGTCCCTGGACATTAGAACCACTTGCCAGCCCATCCAGTTGCCCTCACTATCTTTTTCTATAGATTTCTTAAGCCACGTAGCCCAGTCAGCCTTTGTTCTTCGGTTTTGATTACCCGATCTATCGTAATAGATGTGAATGACTTTTGTAGGGTAATCGTGGTAAAACCTGCAAAATTCTTTACCTAGATCATCTATATTCTCTGGATCCAGCGTCCAGAACTCTTTACTCAAGTAATAATAATTACCTAAATGCTGACCGATGATCATACTCATTTGATTACCGAAGTCCACGCCCGCCTCTAGATGCATAGACCCGTCTACAAGAATACTTTCCTTCCAGTTTGTGTTGAGATCTTCTAATATCTCAACATCAGCATAGAAGTTAGGTTTAATAGCTTCATCAATAAAATGATGGTCGCCTAACATAGGGTAAAATAGCTCGCCACTTTCTATTTTAGGTCTCAGACTCAAAATACTCTTGTCAAAATTTGTCCCTAAAGCCTTGAGCGCATCTTCATAGTATTTCTCTGATAATAAATCAGCATTTACGTAACTAGACGCTACGTAATAAAAGGTAAGATCCCAGCGCGCGCGTGTATGCAAATACTCCCATGTTTTAAGCCGTTTTTGCGCTTTTACAGCGGCGGCATTATTGCCACGATCTATAGCTTTTTTAATCTCAATTTTAATCTCATTAACCTTTAGAGCAGCCTGTAGAGCTAGTTCTGCCTGATTGCGGTTCATGTCTTTTTCGCGGTCTAAAATCCAGTCGTAATCTTTATTGAGCACGTCAGGCATGTCCGTTGTAAAAGACCACCCTAAGTAGTATACGGAGTCGCAAAATTCTAAATACTCCCCACGCAGGGCAGGAACCAAGTTTTTAAGCTTGTCATAATTAAGGTTACGAGCTTCATCACCAAATAAATGCTGGTATGAGTTACCCGCTAAGGAAGTAGGTTGATCCAGCGAACCTATAACCATGTGCACGCCATTCCAGAAGGTAATGGTATTCTTATAGGTCATGGGGGTTTTATAAGGCTTATCCCAATCCTCAGGCGGCTGCAAGCCTATGACAAAGTGAACGCCATTCACCCAGCCTTTGCGCTCCCATCCTTTTACAAGTCCAGATAACACGTTCTTACGAGCATCCTCATAAGTAGACGCAATAAAGGCCATATAAGCGCCTGGCATATCTTTAATAACCCGCATACTGCGTTCTGCAAGAATGTCCTCAGTCTTTCCTGTACCACGCCCTAAAACGAGGAATAAAAATTTAGGGTCGATCAGATCGACTACCATTTTTACCCAGGTGGCAAATGCGACTAGCGCACCGATTGCGCTAATCTTTCCTAGCATCTTCTGAGGGGTCTAGGAAAACTTTAACCGGTAGTACCTGGGCCTCACGCATGATCATGCGTTTAGTGCGCTCTGGCAGGTCAGGAAGTTTTTCAATTTGTTCTTTTAATCGAGTGCGCGAGACATTAGGAAGCCCTAAAGACTCAGCATCGGTAGTGTAGATGATCCACGGATCAGCTGCTTTAATTTCTTTTACCTCTGGATCAGGCTCGTCCAGTTTCAGGACTCTAGCCAGGTCGGTAAATCCTTTTACAACGCCTAGTAGATCTTTAGAATTAGTACAAATCTCTCTGGCCATTAAGATAGTATTCTTCATCTCTTCGGCAATCCAGTGGCGGTAGGCGTCACGTGAGATATTGCGTACGCTATTAAAATATTCAAAGGAGTCCTCATACAGCTGTACGGCCACGTGGCGAGAAAACCCATCTACTTTAATGAGGTGTTTTATGATCATGTCCCTGCCGCCAAACCGGGCAGGACTGCGCATCATAAGGCGCACTTTTTCTAATAACTGTAAATAAATCGCTAGATTAGGATCATTACTGGCCGTTAGATCTCCATGATCTATAAAGTCATAAATGTGGTCCAGGGTAATATCCTTGAGCTTGCGGTAATCAAATTCCACACGCTCACGCGTGTGCTCATCCACGATCATAAGGCCGTCATTAACGACAACGCTCTGGACTGTATTTGATTTTTTACCCGCCATATAGCATGATTTCTTTTAATTCCTGCAGGCGTCTTTGCGCCCTATCTTCTTTATCCATTTGGATAGCGGTAAGATTACCCGCTAATGCATTGTTTTGTACCTGAATCTGAATATCTACCTCGGTATTAAATTTACCGTCGTCATAAGCGCGACGCACATCGCTAGAGTGATCCTCCCACAGGTTCTTAAAGGTTGTAGCGTGTACTTCTAAGTATTTTGCGATCTCTCTCCAGGTGCGATTTAAACCTGCCATTTGCTTAATAGTCTCTAGTTCTTCCTCGTTAAAATTCATGGCGTATTTTTATGTCGGTAAATAAGCTTTCGCGAAAGCGGTACACTCCTTCATCCTGTGCAAATAGGTATTGCTCGTACTGCGCATTATCTGCCAGGTTACCGCTGCCTTCTATAATATATTTACCTGAGGGGACGTCTAGCAAAATGATCTTTGCGTGCGACCAGGCAAATTTCACTTTTACATTCCCCATGCTCTCAGTAAGAGATCTCAGGTAATCCACGGTGGTAGGATTGCGCTTGAGTAATTGATCATTTACTAGTAAAGTGAGTGATTCTAAACGACCAGACCTAAGCAATTCCATAAACCCATCGATGACCTTAACTGATAAGTTATAAGTACTGGCGTACATGTGTCTAATGGACTCTTTTTCGGCCACATAAGCAACGAATGTGAAGCCGTTAAAACTCTTATCTGACTGCAAGAAGAAAAACTCACCCGGACTAGGAAGTCGGGTTAATTCTTTCTTGAGACTAGAAAGTTTCTGAAAATGAGCGAGCAGATACCGGGAATGGTACTGCTCGCTTACACTTTTCTTCTGAAGGCGTCGCCGCCGCTCAGTTATACTAGATATGTTATTCCTGCGACTGCTCACCGGTAGTATCGGTTTCTTTATCGCTGCGTTTCTGGATTTCGGCCTCTAGTTTTTCACGCTCTAAATTCCAAGTGTCCAGTTTGTCCTGAATTTCTTTCTTCTTAACATCTGTAGATGCAGATTGAAGAGATCTTTCGTTACGCAAACTATTAGTCTTAATCGCTTTAATCCTAGACTTAATGGCTTTATCAGTCATTTTAGCAATGTCCTGATCTAGGGCGAGCTCTTGCATTCTAGGATGTTTTCCTAAAATCTCTTTGTGCTCTTTGTAAAAATCCAGCTCGTCTTTAATATCATCATTTAGCTGCCAGTTCTTAATTAGCTCACCGCCTAGCGCATAAAGATCATCTGGAGATAGAACCGTAGGCTCTATTCCTTTTTCTACATCACCATATATAAGCACAGATAACTTTTCCTGATCCTCAATGAATTTTTCAAAAGCAGTCATTTTCTGACCTACGATGATCAGAAATTCTTCTGGACAATCATCATCGGCTAGAAAAGGGTATTCTGCACGCAGCTTAAAGCCTGATTTTGCATCATCGCTAGATTTCTCAATAGCTTTAGTTGTGGAAGTGTCCATGACTACAACTTTGGGAACTAATGGTGCGAGTGCGCCACTGGATGGCTTAGCATCAAATTGAAAAAGCTCTAAATCAGTAATTGCGGCCGATTTCTGTAAATCGTAAAGGACGCCTTCTAATCGCTGCGAGCTGTAGCCCGATCGATTGTAATGACGTAAACTACTAGAGTTGTTACCAGAACTACGACCCAAAAGAGCCACGGCCTGATTAAATCTACTTTGTGGAGTTTTAGATTCCGATTTAAGGAACTCCATGATCTCTGTTTTAATGGACTTCATAGTTTTAGGTTTTACCATAACAGGCGATAAATCGCAACTGTATCATGGTTAAGCCCTGTAAAAACAGGGCTTTTGTTAAACTTTAGTTAATTTAATTACTGACGAAACACCTCAATGAAGTAGGTCGTAGTACCGTCGTTAACCGCTTTTAAATGAATGACAGCTTCTTTAAGAGCGATCCATGAAGTCCCGCTTTTAAGGACTACGGTAGCCGCAGTTGCTGCTCCGTTTTCTAAGACAGCTGGCTCAGAGCCTCCATCACCTACTAAAGATACAATAGTGTCGTTATCTACCGTAGTAGAAGCGATGTCTATAGTAGTAGCTGCTACCGCGCTGGCAGGTAGATTGTATTGCTGTGACGGATTAATCTGTAATAAATCTAGATCAAAGTCTGAGGCGTCATTAGCCTGGTTATAAGCTAGCGTGCCCTCATAGATACCAGGTAAGAATTCAGTTCTTGCAAACTGCTCAAACGCCATACTAAAACCTGTGGAGTCATTATTCATTTCAAATCCAGCTTTAAGCTGCATAGGTGAGCATTTAGTCCCGTAAACATCGGCTGGAATATCTGGCTTACAGAAATTCAAAAAGATGAGACAAGGGCGTCCATTCCAGTGAGCTACAAATTCGCGCAGCTCTAACTGATTACCTGGTGCCATAGCTTCAAACTTCTGTAAGATACCGATAGCATCCTCGTCACCCTCAGACGCGCTTGTTGCATTGATCTTAGAAGACGGGCAGTAAAAGGTATGAACCTTTGCTCCTGGCTTTAATGGATAGCTACCCAGTAACCGTACGTTACCGGCATCACGTGGCAGCCACGCGGCTATATCCTCGGTTGCGACGATCGCAACATTGGGATCTTTCCCCAGCGGTGCTGCTGGGGATGATCCTGATGGTTTAGGTGCTGATTTTCTAAAACTCATAGTTTTATTATTAAGCGTTAATGTTAAAGTTAGTCTCTACAAACACACCGTCGATGACCGTAAATTCTACAAAGTCCTGAGCGTCGTTAAGCACTCGGTTAGCACCGACTACAACGTTACCGCTTACATTAGTCACCGTTAACGCTCCGTTATCTGGCGCAGTGATCTTAATGATTCTGTTCTCTATAGGATTAAGGATACCCGCTAATGTAGCCGCTCCATTACCTTTGTAAATGAATTCAGACCCTTTCAAGGAATCAAAACTGGACGTAGTAAATTCATGATACATAGTAGTATTTACACGACCCTCGTTTGTTCTAGAAATTTCTTTTAAATTCCCGTTTTCCAACACTCTTAAAGTAAGTGTCCCTCCTTTTGATAAATCAAAGTCTACATTACCGGCTAAATCAATTTTTGCATTGTTCTTCACCGCTTTTGTCGCTTGAGAGCTTCCGGTAATCCTGATGATCTGACCTGTGAATTGTCCTTTAATCGTAGTAATGTCTGTTTTCCAGTCTGGCATCACAGTCACGTTAGAAAATGGCACGGTTACAATGCCTGTGGTGTCGTCATATATGGTGACAGTTCTGTTTTTATTAAAAATAGGCTGCCCGTTAGTCCACACGGTCTGCACTTTAAAAGAAGCCGGATCAGTAGGTTCTACCTCGTTACCGATGTGAATACAACCGATACCTGTTTTATAGTCAGCATATATGAAGAAGTCACGCTTTAATTTATCTAAATGATATAGACTTTTCTCACCGCGACGATTCTCCAACAAACTAATGTTGTTGTCATAGGTGATAAACATAAAGTCAGATCCTTCCAAATCACGAAGAGCGCAAAGTTTAATGTTAGGAAATTTCTCAATAGTATAAACTTCTTTACCGTCATAATCGTTGCGCATACCATAAGCTATTCTCACAGCATCCATACGAGCACGCATCCATGAAGGAGACATATAAAGAACTAAACCTGTGTCGTTCTTAATCTCTTCTTTAAGATTAGCCTCTATTAAATCCACCTCATGATCTAAGATATTAGCTACCGTAGGAGGAGCGATAGGAGCTACCTGATATTTTTTATCCATGTAATACGCTCTCCATAACTGGATCAACAACCCATCCATACGCTCAATAGCGTTGCCCGGTATCTTTAAAGACTTAGGTACAGGAGAGTAGATGCCGTTAATAGCGCCTTTTCTATCCTCTAATCTAGCCTGCTTATCGATCTCGCTTAATAAGAAAGCAATAAAAGAACGCTTGTAAGCTTGAGACCCTTCTTTGTTCCATCCTTGCAACCAGCTGGTCTCCATTTGCTGAAGGTCATAACCTTCCCACTCTATATCTACATTTACAGGAAAGACCTTGCGCTCTTCTGTCTTAATAGCCATTTTGTTTTTAGGCAACCACCCTGGCTTTCTAGCTTGAGTAATCTCACCGGTAACGATAGATGCTCTAGTCGTACGATCGGTAACATTATATTCAGTCTGCCAGAAAGTAGGTAGGCCATCTTTATCCCTGTGCAGAGAAACAATCTCATTAGGGTCTTCTCTAAAATAATGATCAGCATCTTTTTGAAGACGCTCTACATTCATCGAGTCGCCCCAGTCTGTACCCGCAGTAATAGCTCCTTGTAAAGCAGCTGCGTTCCATGGACGACCATCTACAGCGTCAAATTCCATTCCTGTGCCCAAAAAGTGAGTGCTAGAATGACCTAGTTTTGTTTTCATAGTTCCGTTTTGTGAATTAGGTTCTGGTACGCTCTTTTTTAATAGCGCTTCAATCTGGCGGTCTTTGGCCATGATTTTTGCCTCTAAGGCGTTTAACTGAGTAGCGGTAACGTACTGATCTACTTTACCGTTAGGGTCATTAGCCTTGGCCGCCTCGGCTATTTCTTCGGCAGTTAGATTTACGTTCTTACCGATGCGCTCTAGCTGTGCACGCACAGCCTCAAACTCGGCTATGTCGCCTTGAGCTTTTAAAATTTGCTTGAGCTCTGTATTTACGCCCTGAATAAGTGCGTCGATATCAGCATCGCTAAAACCAGTTTCATCAGCCTTGCTGAGTCTAGTTTTCTGATCATCGGTGAGTGAGAACGTCCCGTCCTCTCCTACCGGTAATGTGTCTCCCCAGGCAAACATGCCAGCCAGCAAGGTGAGCGCTGCGAGCCAGGTAACGAAAGAATTAATTTTAATTTTCATGGTAATTTTGAGTTTTGATTAAACATTTATGATTGAATAGCCGATACCAAACGGCGAACTTCCTTTAATTGAGCGCTGCGATTGTCACTAAGTGCACTCCTGATTTCGCGAGCTACGTTGCGCGTGGCTGCGCTTTTTGCTAACTCTGTAGCTGTGGTGATTCCATCTATTAATCCCAGGCGCATAGCGTCCTCGTACATATAGGTTTTACCATTAAGCACCCCATCTTCTTGTATAAGATTGGGACGCGCAGCTTTAACGGCATCCTGAAAAAGAATAGCTAATGGAGATAGCATTTCTTTTTTGATCCTATCATAATTACCTTCCAGCACTTCTTTAAAAACTGAGTTTTTATCCTTGCTTTCTGGAGGCGTGATATGGTGATGCTTGTAACCCTGATCTTCATAATATGGGATCGCGTCCATAAATGAGATCTGAACGCCTATACTGCCTATCACGGCACTTACAGGGTTATCTACATAAATCTTATCGGCAACAGCTGCGGCTGCCCAGTAACCTAAAGAACAACACTGATCTACTAGCGCTATTACAGGTTTTGTATTGTTAGCAGCAAATTCAAGAAATGGACCAATGGCATTAACAGATCCTCCAGGAGAATCCACTTCTAAAATTATAGAAGCCACATTCTGATTGCGAGAGGCTGCATATAGCGCCGCAACGATTTCATCTGCACCATACGTACAAGCGTCGCCGTATTTAATAATAGGGCCCTGCATTTTAACGCGCACGCTAGATCCTTTAGGAATATCGTCAAAAGCCAGTGATAGTTTAGTCAGGTTGCCCTGAGCGTCAAAAACATCAGTAAACCCAGCCTGCGGGTCTCGCTGCGACTCACCATCTCTAGAGCCAGCGGTAAAACCATTACCCGATAAAAGAGACACCACGTGCGGCGCACTCTGGACTACAAATTGTGCATCCAGAAACCACATCCCTCTCATTACTGCATTAAGCGTCTGATTTACTTTCATACTACAAAGATGACCGCACACACGCGGTCACGCTGTAACATGGTGACAAGGCATAAAAAAACCACTCGCTGGGAGTGGTTTTTTGATTTTGAAAAGGATTTAATTTAAATCTGGAAGGAATTTATCGCCGTAAGATTTCATGAAGTCTTTAGCTTCTTGGATCGATGGATGATTGAACAGCTCTTCATCGCTAATATCGCAATAGGTTTCTACAATGACAAAACGCATGGGAAGCTCTGGAATGACCTGTATGAGAAATTGCGGGAAGTCACGATGCAGAA